TTAAGGGCTTTTGACTTCACATCGCAATCGGGAAAGGTATCCGTTGTCATCGAGGCTGTCTTCGACTTCGGTGATCAGCCATTCGGCGGTGTCGATGTCGGCTTTCCAGCCGGTGAGGGTGAGCGGAGTTTCAGGCATGAGGTCGGCACGGCCGTGGGCCAATGTCAGTTCGAACGTGGCCTTTCCCCGCTGGACCCGGCGCAGCTCGGCTTTGGCGGCGTCCAGGGCGTCGGCTTCGGTGGCGTAGGTGTCGCGCAGATCCTTGAACTTGTCACCGGTACCGGCGATAGCCGTTTTTCGTTTGCTGCCGGCGGTGTCGTTCCAGTGAGCGCGGACGCCGGTGTAGCTGTCGCGATCGGTGCGGCTGTAGCGGTGCTGGTCGCCATCGCGTCGGGTGAGCGTAACGCGCGGCAGGGCGATACCGCTGGCCGTGAGCGCTTCGCCGGCGAGGGTGAACAGCATACGCTCGGATTTCACGGCGGCGATGGCATCGAAGCGCTGGCCCAGGCGGGTGATGAAATTGAGATCCGATTCGTCGGTCTGGTCGATGTGTCCAATGCGGATGCCGGCAAGGGTGTCGCCGATGATTGGGGTGAGGTCGTGGCGCTTGGCGATGGTGTCGACGATCTCGGCGATCGTGATGCCGTGCCAGCTTTGCGAGCGCTTGCCAGGTAGCAGGTTGCGCATGTCGGCGGCACGGGCGCGGATGGTCACGCGATCCGGAGAGCCGCTGTGCTCGACCTCGTCGACGATGAACACGCCGCGGTCGATCAGGCCCTCGTCCTGCCAGCCGATCGCCACGCTCAGCGGGGCGCCGTGGGGTGGCAGCGCCAGGCGGCCGTCATGATCGGTCAGGCTGATATCGAGCTGGTCGGCCTCGCCGCCGCGCTGGCTGGTGATGCGCAGGTTGATCAACCGGCCGTTGATGCGTGGCGTGATGTCTTGCCCGTCGAGCGTGATGCGATAGCCGGGTCGGTGGTAGCCGTTGGCGTTGCTCATGCGTAGGCCCCTGCCAGACGGGCGAGCGATGACGTGGTGAAGTCACCGAGCAGGTCGGTTCGATCATCGTCAACGTGCTCGAGCGAGAGCGTGAATTCGATCTTGCCGGCGGCGCCGTCACGAAACAGCACGCTCGAGGTTTCATCGACTTTGGTGATGACCCATAGACCGTACTGGCGCCCGGTGCCTTCGACCAGTGGCCAGGCCTTGCCTTGGTCGGCCATCTCGCGGATGTCGTCAAGATCCAGCCGGCCGCCGGTGAATTCCGGCAGCAGCGTGCCGGTCAGGGTAATGATATCCGTGCCCGGGCCGATGTACTGATACGCCGGACGGTCGCCAACGCGCGATTGCGAGGCGTGGCGCCACTCGGTCGCGCGCTGGATTTGCTGGTAGGGTACGGTTTGGGTTTCGAACACAAACATGCCGAGGGCCATGAGCATGAAAAACATCCTTCAGAAGATTCGTAGAGTCCGAAAAGAAAATATGAAAAAGCCTTTTCCAAAGACGGACTTGGCGGCCATTTTTGCGAATCAAAGTTTAATCGGACTTTTCCTCTTTGCCGCCTTGATCCAGTACTTGGCGTATAACTTTCAACCGACCGATGCCGAATTCATGAGTGCAGTTAAAGGTTTCCCTTCATGGGAGGTGTTTGGCTTGATTGCAGGTGTTGCTTCGCTCCTCGGGTTTAGAGGATCAAGGGTAAAACCGATACGTTTGATAGCCCTATTTTCTATCACCATGTTCGTCGCGGCCGTCTCGCTGCATTTTGTACCGGCAGACATGGTGATTAGTGGAGCCAGCCAAGCGCGACAAACTGCCGTTTTTGGTCCGCTGACCCTTATGATCATTGGAATTCTCGGAGCTGTGATGAACCTGGTATGGCTGGCTTTTTATCATTCTGATTCTCAAAAACAGCTTAGGCTCATCTAATCCCGATCCCACATCGACGAGCGGCCGCGGGCGGCTTGCTGACGCTGCGCATCGGCGAGGGCGCGCTGCACTTCAATGGCGACGAGGCGGGCCATTTCCTGCGCGTCTACGCCTGGGGCCGCCGGTACGTTGATGTCGCCGAGGTGAATGCTGTTGTCGATGATCTGCTGGCTGCCGCCGGTACTGATCGGGGGCCGCGTGTCGAAGCGGATCGGGTCGCCGGCGTCGATGCCTGGCATGGCCGCAGCGGGCAGGGTGGCGGCGCCCAGGGCGATACCGGCGCCGGCCTTGCTGACGCGCTTGGCGATCTCCGCGATGCGCTTCACCGGCTCATCGCGCTGGCGATCTAGGCCGACGTTCAGGCCATCGATGGTGTAGCTGCCAAGCCGCGCGAACACGCGGGACGGTGAGTGGATGTCGAGCTTGTCGGCGAACCAGCCTTTGACGTCGTCGGCGATGCCGCTGACCTTGTCTTTCAGCGCGCCGAGCTTGCCCGTCAGGCCGCCGATGAGGCCGTCGACGATGAAGCCGCCCAGGGACTTGAACTTGCCCGGGATCTCGACGCCGAGCTTTTCGAGCGCGGCGGTGATGGCACGGTAGATCAGACCGAACGGCGACCAGTTCATCAGCAGTTTGGCGATGCTGCCGATTCCGCCGCTGAAGGCGGTCTTCACGTCCTGCCAGCGCTGGGCAAACCATTCGCTGATCGATCCCCAATTGCGGTAGACGACGTAGGCGATGCCGGCAAGCGCGGCCACGGCGGCGACGATGGCCATGATGGTCAGCGATGCCGGGTTGAGCGACAGCAGGGTGAGGGCGTAGCGCACGGCGGCAATCGGGCCGAGGATCGAGGTCAGCATGACGGTCAGCGCACCGCCGACAGCCACGACGACGGCCAGCACGGCGGCGACGCGAGCGAGCACGCCGGCCAGCTCCGGGTTGGCCTTGATCCAACTACCGATGCCGCGGGTGATCGCGGTGACATTCTGAATCAGATCGCGAAGCGGGCCTTCGTTGGTGTCGGTGATCGAGATTCCGACTTCTTCCCACGCCGAACGCAGCCCTTTGAGATCGCCGCCGATATTGTCGGCCATGGTGCTGGCGACGCGGGCGCTCTCGCCGGTGGCGTCCTTGTACATCTCCACGAACTTCTCGATGCCGGCGGCGCCCTGCTGGGCGATCAGCTCGGCCATGCCGGCGCCGGGTTCCTCGCCGAAGATCTGCTTCAGATAGTTGGCGCGATCGGCGTTGCCCATGTTCTCGGTGGCCTTGGCCACGTCGGCGAGGATCTTCGGCACGTCACGCAGGTCGCCTTGTGCATCCTTGGCGCTGACGCCCAGCGTCTGGAGCGCGCCGGCGGCAGCGCCGGTGGGTGCTGCGAGTCGGGTCATCATCGCGCGGAGCGTGGTGCCGGCCTGACTGCCTTGAATCCCCACGTTGCCCAGCAGCCCGGCCATGGCGGCGGCCTGCTCGAGCGAGAGGCCCATCGCCTTGGCCTGGGGCGCGACGTACTTCATCGAGTCGCCGAGCATCTCGAGATCGACGTTGGCGCGTGTGGTCGTCGCGGTCAGCACGTCGGCGACGCGGCCCATCTGATTGGGATCGAGCCCGAAGCCCGACAGGATGTTGGAGCTGATATCGGCGGTGCGGCCGAGATCGGTGTTGTTGGCCAGCGCCAGGTTGAGCATGTCCGGAATCGCCTTGCCGATCGATTCCGGGGTGAAGCCGGCCATGGCGAGAAAGGCCTGGCCGCGACCGACATCGGAGGCGCTGAATGCGGTGCTCGCGCCGAGGGCGCGGGATTGCTCCTTGAGCGCGGCAAAGCGCGGGTCTTCCTTGTCCAGCCGCGTCAGCGCCTGCACCCGGCTCATGGTCTCGCCGTACTCGATACCCGGTTGCAAGACGTTCGCTGCGCCGTAGAGCGCGGCGCCACCGGTGGCGAGGCCCGTCATGCCGGCGCCACGGATGGCATTCGTTCGCCCGATGCCTCGGTGGAATTGGTCGCTGGCGCGCTGGGCTTTGCGCTGCGCTTCGGCGACCTGGCCCATTTTCCGCTTTTGGGCATCGAACTGGGTGTTGGCTTCCCGGATCCGGTCGGCGAGCTGGCTTTCGCTACGCCCGAGGTTATCGGTGCTGATGCCACCCTCGCGCAGGCCCGTGCGCAGTTCGCCCAGGCGACGGCGCTGATCGCCCATCTTGCCCGTCAGGCGGTCGACTTCGTCGCTGGTCTGCTTGAACTGGCGCTGAAACCTGTCGGTGGGGGCGTCTGTCTGCTTCAGCTCGCTGCGCATCTGGCGCAGCCGTTCCTGGGCGGCGGCAAGGGCTTCGCCGTTCTCGCGCGTGGCTTCGCGGAGTTTGCGGAAGGAGCCGAGGTCACGCTGCTGGCGCTCGAGCTTGCGTAGCTCGTCCTTGCTGGCGCGCAGGGCATCGGCAGTCTTGCCGCTGCCCTGGGTGATCTTCTTGAGCGGCCCGGTCGCCTTATCGACGGCGTCGAGGATGACCTGGAGTTTGAGATCGCGCGCCATGGGAGTCCTCGGAGGATGAGCGTTTGCGGGCGCGCTCGCGCCATTCCATCAGTTCGCGGAGGGTGAGCTCCGCGCAGTCGGTGGGGGTCCAGTGGAAGACGATGGCGAGATCCGCCATCGCGTCCTCGATACTTGCGGGGAGGCTTACTCGGTCTCGCCCCGTGCCCGCTTCGAGAGCAAAAAACCGGCGATCTCACCGCCGCATTGCACCAGGTCGGCCGGGTCCATCTGGCGCGCCTCGTGATCGGTGAGCGACGGACTGGAGAGGCGCGGGATCAGCTTGATCAGCGCGTCGGTCTGCATCTGCAGCACGTCGGCGAGATTGACGCCACGCAGCTCGCCGGCCTGCGGCTTGCGCAGTGTGATCGATTCGATGGTGGTCTCGCCGCGCTGGATGGGCGTGTCGAGGGGGATCGAGTCGCTGACGTTGGTTGTGGCGGTCTTGGCTTTGGCCTGGGCCATGATCTTTCTCCAGTTGGGTCTTGGCGCATTCGCGCCGCTTGCGATGAAGTAAACCAGCACCACAGGAATGCCGTTGACCCAGCCGGGCAGACCCTCGATCAGCGCGATGGGGTAAATCCACATCGCGAGGATCGTCAGGAGGGCACAGCACAGGCCGCGAACGGCATTCACGTGGTTATTCATGTCAGATGCCGAGTGCCTGGCGCCGCTTGGCAAGGCGGTCTTCGCCGTTGACCTTGAGGACGTTGTTCGGGAGATCGATCTCGATCTTGGTGGTTCCGTCGATATCCAGGCGGTAATAGCTGAGCGTGGTGGTGACCTGGTGCTCGGTGTTTTCGCCGGACTGGGCATCGCCCATGTCGATCTCGGTGTGACGACCGCGCATGACGACTTCGACGGCGGAGACTTCGTCCACGTCGTCACGCTCGTAGCTGCCGGTCATGCGCAACAGGTCAGCGTCGATGCGACTGGCGCCGAAATTGTCGAAGATGCTCTCGATCAGCCCGCCGACGGTCCACTGGCAGGTCATCAGGCCGTCCATGCCCATGTCGATGCCGACGGTGCCGTCCATACCGCCGCCACGCCATTCCTCGATCTTGCGCGTCAGCGTGGGTAGCGTGACGGACTGCACCTGGCCCTGGTACGAATCACCGTTGCCGAACAGGTTCAGACCCTTGAGTTTCTTGGGGAGTGCCATCGTTCAGAGTCTCCTGTTCAAGCCGAGGCGTTAACGCGGTCGGCAAAATCCGCCAAATACGTGTCGGTAATGCGCTGCTGAAACCCGAGATCCTCGAGCGGCGGTACCGGGGTGTAGTCGTAATCGATGCGCAGCTTGCCGGCCTTGAGACTGGTCGCGTCGTTGAGCTCTTCGTTCAGCCAGGCGATGCCATCGACGATCAGGCCCAGCGAGCGCAGCTCGGCGAACTTGGCGTTGATGCCCTCGATGATGTCTCGCGCCAGCGAGGCGTGAAGCGGCTTGTCCACGGCCCACAGGTGCGCCTCGGCGATGGTGTCGGCGAGGATCTGCGCGGTGCGGGTGTAGTTCTCGAACGGGAACAGGGATTCCGGGCCGGCGCAGGTGCGTGAGCCCCAGAAGCGATAGCCGCTCTGGTTGATGAGCGTGGTGACGTCGGCGGCGTTGAGGATGCCGGCGTCGGTATTGGGCGATTGCAGATCCCAGAAGACGTCACGGTCGATACCGGTGACGCCGTTGACGACGACGTTACTCAGGGTTTTGTGCCAGCCGACGGTTTCATCGAGCTTGGCGCGCATGCCGAGTGCCACGGCGACGGGGCTGGTCGAGACGGTCTCGGCACCATCGGTATCGAACGCCTCGAACTGGGGCCAGATCACCATCAGTTCACGGGCGCCGAACTGGTCCCGGTATTCGGTGGCGTCGGTGATAGTCTGGCAACCATTGGCGTAGACGTAGCCGAACGCTCGCAGCGACTGCAGCACCGAGACCATGGCCGTGGCCACTTCCTGGGTGTCGAGGTCCGGGCAACCGATGATGCGCGGCGTAACGCCGAGCTTTTGCTTTGCGGTCATCAGCGCCTGCAGGCCGGTGCGTTGGCCGTTTTCGAGCGTGGTGCCGATGACGTTGGCACTGGTGTCGGCGTCGTCTTCACCGTCCGCCACGCGGACCACGACGATGATCGGCTTGGCCTGGTTGCCGATCGCGGTCAGCGCGTTTTTCAGCGTGCCGGTGTCGCCGGCCTTGCCGATCGCGGTGGCCACGTTCGTCACCAGCGCGGGCTGGTTGAGCGGGAAGACGTCGGCATCAGCATCGGAGGCGGTGGCGACGATGCCGATAACGGCGGTGGAGATGGTGCGAATGACGCGCGTGCCATCGTTCACTTCGGAGACGCGCACGCCGTGGTGATTTTGGTCGAGTGCCATGATGGATCCTGATCAGGGAACGGGGCTTTTTAGGCAGTTCAGGGCGTCCATGGTGTGGCGGCTGGTAGAGTGGGGCGAGCGGTTGGCGTTGTAGAACGTGACTTGACAATAAGGAAGGGATAATGGGGCATTTAGATGCAAGGAAAGTCGACGCATCTCTCAGAGTGCAATTGAATCTTGAAGCACTCAGATGTCGTGTCGCCTTTGAGTCGTTCACTAATCTTCTAGCAGGAGAGTTTATTGCCAAAGAGACTCGAGGGGATCTGTACTGGTTCGTGCTTCAGCAGCATTGCGTTTCTTGGGTTGCTCATTTATATGAATCGCTGAAACTTTGCGTTGAGCTAGACCAGGATCTAGCCCCAGGGGGACTCAAAAAGTGGATCATTAAACAGTTCAGTATCGACCCTAAAAACAATCACTTGATCGCTGAGAAGGTTAACCAGATGGTGGGAGAGGCCGCTCAACGCGCCTTCGAGAACGATGAGCCGTCGCGAGATATCGAAGTTGATTGGTCTGATAGTTTCGTAGCGTCCCTAGTCAAGATTCGGAACAAGCACTTCGCCCACCCCGATGCTGAACGGGTGGACCTGTCAGCCATGTCTAAGTTTGGGAGAAACCACTACTACATTGCCTTTTCGTGCTACCGACAGTGTGTTTTGCCTTGGGCAAGTCTGGATTCCATGCCCAGAGATTTAAAAGTTTCAGTGGATAAATTCAAGGAAATCATATTAGAAATTCCAAAAGGTAGATTCCGATCAACTTAACTTTCAGCCCGCCACCCGGCGGGCTTTCTCGTTCTTCGGGTGCCTACCGCCCCAACTCCAACCGCGGCCCGTAGCGCTTGGCGATAAAGGCACCGTTCATCACGTTGCCGTGAAGCCTGGCCGCGGCAGGCACTGACGCGCGGTAAGGGCGTAATAGAGCGGGTGCTCGGCTCCTAGAACTATCGGCTACCTATCTCCCCACAGTGTTGCTCTATGTCACTTAAAGAGAGTATGAGTGGAACTCGGTGGGGGGCCTTATGGTGCTTCCCCGCCGATCCTGATGCCAGACAAAAGGAGTCGAGCATGGCCGGTTACTACGAACTGACCCAGAACGACAGTGGCAAGTATCACTTCAACCTGAAAGCAGGCAATCACGAGAAGATCCTGAGCAGCCAGCTTTATACGACGAAGAGCGGCGCGGAGAACGGGATAGAGTCCTGTCGCAAGAACACGCAGGAGGACGCGCGCTACGAGCGCAAGGTCGCCAAGGACGACAGCCCATATTTCGTGCTCAAGGCGGGGAACGGCGAAATTATTGGCACCAGCGAGATGTATAGCTCCGCTTCGGCGCGTGACAACGGCATCGAGTCCTGCAAGACGAATGGCAAAGGCCCGACGAAAGACAAGCCCTGATCTACTGACCGGCCCAGTGGCGGCTGTGCCGAGTGAGTTGGATACGAAAAGCCCGCCGGGAGGCGGGCTTATTCGGCAGGCGGGTTAATGAGCTGGAAAAACGCCACTAGCTCGCGACACGTCTTCAAGGTTTTCTTGGCATCGCGATGGGAGACGTCTCTATCCCAGTCGTAATCAGCTTTGTGGCGAAGCCGCTTCATGTCGTTGAGCTGGTTGCCGTACCGCGCGAGATCTCGGCGGTCGATCAGTGAGCCGATCACTTTCTCGTGGCTGGCCCCGGTGCCGGCTGGAAGCTGCTTCTGTTCGCAGTAAGCCCTTGCGGTGAGGAAAGCGGCGTAGTAAGCCCGATTGATCGCGCTGCGCAAACGGGCTTGGTCGGTAGGTGTAGCGTCGAGCTGTTCCTGAGCGATGGTGAGCAGGCGGTCCGGCATCAACAGGCCTCGGCGTCGAGACTCTGGGGGTAGTCGCGGACCAGCACGCCCACGCACTTGTTTAGCGCCGGATTCACGCGATCCGCGTCGGAGCGCAGCTCCAGCAGTGCCTCGTCGATGGCGTCGAGGGTGTCGTCGTCTAGATCGAGATCGAACATAACGAGCAGCTCTTGGTGACCGTCTTCGTAATCCTCAATGTCTACTCCCGAGACGAGCCGAACATCGGTCTTGTTCGCAACGAAGCCTCGGATCAGTTCGAAGAGACATTGCACATACTGCTGGAACGCGTCATGCGTAACTCCATGAAGTACGAGCAATTCACTGCTCTCTTGAATTAGGTCTCGCAGCTCCTCATAACTCTCTGCGTTGAGCTTGCCCAACCGGGCGGTCGCTTGGTCGCTGATCTTGATATCGCCAGCGTGCCAAGCGTTTCTCGCCACTGTTTCAACAAATACCTGGTCGCTTCGGTTGAACTGGAGTGCCCTGCGATTCAATCGCGCGCAAAGATCTGCATTGAGTGCGTAGTGACACATGAGGGCGAAGTTGACGTAGGTCGTCCCGGGTTCACTTAGGTCGTCCATATCGAGAAGCATTTCAGCGGCAGCGTCGAAAGCGGGAAAGTCTCTGTCCCACTGGGCCTGGATGGCTCTTCTCGCGACTTCGCTCTCGGAGCTTTGATCCAGGCTAGCGAGGGACCGCTGCAGACGGCGGTCACCGAGCGTATCACCACAGCCCCGCCGAGCTTCCATTCGCTGGAGCTCGCCAAGGATTTGGGTGACGGCATTGGCTCGGGTGAGCGGCTGAGGCATTGGATGACCTTAGAGAGTGTTACTTCGAAACCGCTTCATCTTCGGTACTTTCCTGCGCAGCGTCAATTTTTGGGCTGGTCAGTGGAGTCGGTGTCCCATGTGATCGCCTCGAGCGCGGCGCGATCCCCGGCCTCCAGGACCGCGCTGACGGCGTCCTTCAATTGCCATGACTTGGCCAGCAGCGCCTGTTTGAACTCTTTTGCGGCGTCGGTCAACGCGATCATCTGCTCGGGCGTGAGCGAATAGACGGTGTTCGATTTAGCGCGCAGCGACATGACCGCGCCGGTCTCGCCGGCGGTGCGCAGATCCCGGGCTTCGATCGCCAGGCCAAGCAGGTTCGCTTCGTCCTGATCGGGTCGGGTCTGGATCACGTCGTCGCTGCCGTCGGGCAGGGTGTAGGCCATGCCGGCAGCGAGGGCGGCGTCGAGCGCCTTGTCGATCATGCGGCGCTGCCGCTGGGCGATATCCGATATGGGATCGAGCGGGGAATCGACCCACACCGGCGTGCCAGCGGCATCAGCGCCGACCACCTTGCCCGCAGGCTTTTCGGTACTGACGAACTCGTCGAAAGTTTCGGCGCTGATATCGATCACGTCAGCCGGTAGCGTGCCAGCGGCGGTATAAACCGATATCAGCTCGGCGGGGAAAAACTGCTTAGTCGATGGGGAGAATTTCATAGCTCAGTATCCAATGGCGATGTAACGAACGATCCCGTTTTCATCCGTCGTTGTACTTACCTGTGTTCGGCTCCAGCCAATGCCTACGGGGTCGGGGTAAGCGTCTTCGTTATCGCAACCCACGGCGATCATGCAGTCGTTAGGAAACGGAATGGGAAAATCTGTCGTTATCGACTTTCTGCCCGATGTCGCAGAGGCGTTGCCCCACTGGATGATCAATCCATTGGGGAATACCACGTAACTGTTGGTCCTTTTCGAATGGCCGTCATGCCAGACTTTCTTATAGCCATTGGCACCAACGTAGAAGCCCGTATAAATTTCGCCGTCATCGTTGAGTTGGGTATGAGGCTTGCCGCTGTAATTTCCGTCAGCATCGACATGCAAAATATAAGCGTGCCCACCGCTCTCCACGAATCCGTAACTTGGGAGCATAAAGCCTTCACTGGTACCGTCGTCGTTGATCCGGATTTTGTTGACGCCGGTAATGTCCTTGTTGCCCATGCTGAGGTCAGTGGACACTGAAATGCCGCCCGACTTGGCGGAAAGAGCACCACTAACGACCAGCTCGTTATCGACTCGAACTGTGCTCCTCGTGACAACCATTTGACGCTGATCATTAGCCCATACCTCGATCTGGCCGTCGCCAACGCCACGCACGCCGGAGTCGTTATCCGCCAATGCCAGCGCCGTTCCGTTGTCAAAGTCCCCACTTGGATTAGCGCCGACGCCGAACGACTTGTAAGCCTTGGAGAAATCACGACCAAAGGCAAAAACATTCTCGCCATTGGTATCGTCCCGGATATATGAATAGCTGCCGCTCTCGACGAATGAGTAGGTCGGCAGCATGAAGCCTTCGCCGTAGCCGGCGTCGTTGATGGTGTAGCTATTGGCGTTGATAACGTTCTTGTTTTTCATGTCCAGCGTGCCGCCGACCGTCACGTCGCCATCCACTTCGAGAGATTCTGCCTTGACCTTTTGTTTGATTATCAGGTTGCCATTGTCGTAGAAGCGGTCTCCGGCAGCCTCGATGTAGCCAGGTCCCAACAGGATGCGCGGCGTGTCTTTGTCAGGTTGTTGATCCGCATAAAACGCGAGTGTGTTGTCGCCTTCGTCGTAGACGAGCCCATCCCAGTTCGTGTCACTGGTCGAGCCAAAGGGCACGCGGGTGTTACCGGCGTCGCTACGCAGGAACTGGCTGGCCTGAAGCCCATCGAGCTTGTCCGCGTCCAGCCCGCCACCTGCGCCCTCATTTCGAACTGCTGCTGAGCCCAGCGCCGCGAGCGCCGCCTGTACCGTTTTCGGGTTGCCGAGCGTGGCGAGCGCACCGAGCGAGATCCGGTCCGCCGCGTGCGCGCCGGTTTCCGTTCGGTGGGCATCGAGTGCGACTTTATTGCCTGCAGGCGTGACGGCTCGAGTGTTGTCAGCGCCGTCCCTGGCTTCGGCGTAGGTCGCGAGCTCGATCATGCCCTGGGCCGACGTTGTTGCGGCTGGGTGGTCGCGGCTCGCGGCGTGATCCGCGAGTTGCTTTACCGTCGCGTACGCCTTGAGCACCTTGTCGAGCAGCTCTTTCAGCGTGCGCGGGACGACGGCGCGACGGCGATCGGTACCGGCGTCCACCTCGTCCTGGGTGGCAATCTCGATCACGCCCAGGACCGTCTCGGTCGCCGGGGGATTGAGAAACGCGGCATCGCCGAAGGTGATGCTCGAGACATCGAGCGATTCGACTACCAGGTCGGTGGCGAGTAGCAGCGTGGCCGGTGCCGCTTTCTCGATGATCCAGTCGCTCTGCGAGTAGACCGCGAACAGTACGCCGGCATCGGTGAACAGGCCGATCTCGCCGACCTGGTAGGCGTCTCCGGTTTCGTCCTGAACGGTGACGTGTAGCGTGTCGTCGGAGACCGCCTGGCCGGCGATGGTGTCCACGCGCTTGATCGGCGCTTCCAACTCGGTCTGGTCCTTCGCCGGCGCGTAACGCCCGGACCCCAGCCCGACCTCGGCGATGACCACGGAGTTGGTGCCGTTGTTGTCGGGATCGATGAGCGCGGCGCGGCCGGCGTCGGTGATGGTGAAGACAATGGCCATGGGGATCCTCTATTGAGCAGTGGCCGAAAGCCGGCGGTAGATGATCGGGCGCGCGGCCCCGGCGATACCGACGCCGCCGGACGCGGTCAATCCGGCGGTGAAGGTGAAATGCGATCGGACTGGCTTGATGCGGCTGATCTCGTCGACGATGTCCTGTTGAAACTCGGCGTTATTGGGGACGTCCGAGCCGAGCGTCAGCACCACATCGAAGGTGTGGGGCTCTCCCTTGTCGGCTTTCTGCCACCACTCGCGTAGCGCCAGACTGCCGCCGAAGGAACGGACGACGTCGCGCACGCTCTTGGCGGTGCCCTTGCGGCGCTGGATCTCGATGGCGTCTCTGATGCGCTGACGCTTGATGCGTTCTGGCCAGTACGGCTGCCAGGAATCCAGCGACATTGCCCAGGCGAGCCATGGCAGCAGGTCCGCCGGGCAGGTGTCCGGGTTCCAGAGCGAGCGCAGCGGTACCGGTAGATCGCTCGCCGTCGCCGTGGTCGCCTCGAGGGCGCGCTCGGCGGCGGTGGCATTGGGCGGTAGGAGGTTTGCGCTATTCATCGAGGCCCCCATCGGTCAGGTCTATGGCCGTGCAGTAGGTCGCCTGGGTACGGTCGACGACGATGCTCGCAGTTGGCTCGACGATCTCGACGCGTTGCACGCCCGGTTGATGAAGCGCGGCGTAGAGACCGGACATCGTGACGTCGAGGCCGAGGCGGTGTTGTTGCTCGGTATATTCGCTGGCCCGTTCCCGCGCCTGGCGCATGACGACCTCGCGATCCGGCCCAGCGTAGAAGTAGAGCGTGGCATCGATGGCGTACTCGACGATCTCGGCCGACTGCACGGTGACGTGATCGGTCAGCGGCCGGACGTCCTCGGCCGAAAGGGTCGTGTCGACGGCGGCGAGCAGCGACGCTGGCGCGTTGCCGTTGTCGTTGCGGGAAAGCACGGTGACGACGACTTCACCCGGTGATGGGCTGGTCGCGCTGGCATCGAGCACTGCGCCATCGGCCGACAGCGCGTGGAACACGTAGGCGCCCTCGGGGCCGGCAGTCGAGAACCCTTCGAGCGACAGCTGGATGCGGCGGCGGTAGTCGGCGTTGCTCTCGAAAGTGGCTGGTACCGGTGGAATCGCGTCCGGGTCGCCCTCGCTGAGCGTCTGGCGCTCGACGCCGTAGAGCGCGCCAAGTTGGTCGAGATCGGCGTCGATGGCGTAGGCGAGCATGACGCCCTTGGCGGCTTCGTTGATGCGCTGGCGAAGGAGCATTTCCCGGTAGGCCGCGACCTGCAAAACCTTGTAGGCCGGGTCCGATTCGACGGTGACGTCGAAGCTGGGATCCCGCGCACGCAGGTCGGCGAGCATCGCCTCGAAGATGGCCTCGAACTCGATTTCCTCAACGACGCCTGGCGCCGGAAGACGCGACAGATCGACGGCGGTGAATCCTCCGGCCATGTCAGATGTCTCCCGTCAGCGCGACGTCGAGGGTGACGTCGTCGCCGGTGTCAGTCCGGCGTGCGGTGATGCTGAGATCGAGGCGGCCCGGGCGTGTGGTCGAAACCGTGCGAGTGATCTGGCGCACGCGGATTCGCGGTTCCCAGCGCATGAGCGCGACGACGGTGGCTGAGTAGGCACGCAGGGCCGTGGCGCCATTGAGTGGCTGGTCGATGAGTTCGGGCAGCAGTGAGCCGTAATCCCGGCGCATGACGCGGGAGCCGATCGGCGTTGTCAGGATGTCGGCGACGGATTGGCGGATGTGTTCGACGCCATCCAGCGCGGTGCCGTTTGTGCGATTCATGCCAGGCATCAAACGACCTCCCCTGATACGTCGTTGCCGCGCTGAACGTCTTCGTGCGTATGCGACGAGCTGATGTTCTTGCCGTTGCTGGTGACGGCACCGGTGAATTTGACGTCACCGGCCATGGTCGCGGTCTTACCGCTGGGCTGGCTGAGGTTGCCGTTCAACGTGACGTTGCCGTTGATGACGACATTGGCGTTGATCGTGGCGCCACCGGCCGCAGTCGCGGTGAGCGCGGCGGCGGTAGTGACGGTGACATCGGCCTGGGCGTCGACCGATGCCGACCCGGGGAGCGTGGCGCGTAGGTGGCTTGCTTCGTGGTCGTATTCGATCACGGCACCATCCGGCATCAGCCAGTGGGTCAGGTTGGGGTCGTTGACAGGCGCGGGGTTGTTGCTGGAGTTGATACCCATGAGCACGACGGCGCCGCGCATCTCGCCGCCGGGGGCGAGTAGTACGACTTGCTCGCCTTTTGTCGGCGGGTTCCAGGTGCGGGTCTGGCCGGCGCGCTGCTCACGCCACGGAATCCAGTCAGTGAGCAGATCGCCGGACTGCACGCGCACCCTAGCGGCGGCGTGATCGATCTCTTTGACCGTGCCGAGTCGAATCAGGTTGTTGAGCAGTCGGACGAGTTCGACGGAATTCATGGCGCGGCTATTCCCCAGGACTACGGACGGGCTGAGTGGCTATGTCGCTATCGTCCGCAGCCTGGCGCCGGGTGGCGAGCGGTGCGCGTTGTAGAACGGGCGGTTACAGAAAGCTCCCGATAGGCCGATGTTTCGCTGTATTGCCATAAGGAGCTGGATGGATGCTGCAGAATATCGAAGAGCTTTACAGTTTGATTCTGTCCAAATACGACCTCGCTCCACTGAAGCCTGTCGCCGCCGATTACACCGGCCTATTTCTGCCCTCGGTGCCAACCGGGAATGAGATGCCTCAGCGGCGAGTCATGGTGGTGGGCCAGGAAACACGCCAATGGAATGGCTCGCTGACGCGGTGGATAGAAGCATCGGCAGACGGGAAAGCGGTTGACTACATTGACCGTGCGATGGAGCGTTATCTCGAAACGCGGCTAATGCCACCTTCGAAGTACCGATTCCTCCAATTCCTCCGACAGTCCGAGCGGGAGTTATCCCTTCAGCCTCACACCCTGCAATGGGCAAATCTGATTGCCTGCGCCTATCGCCGGGGCTCTCCCAAGAAACGTCCAAAGGCAGAACTTGAGCAGGTGCTCGCGCTTTCCTACGACCTTCTAGCTGCTCAGATCGAGGTGGTGAAACCCCAAGCTATTCTCTTCACGACCGGTCCGGGGTACGACGGTTTCATCAAACAGTTTTCGCTTCGGTTCGGCGGCTACTCAGACTCGATAGTCCGTGAACCCCGACTGCTCTGGGAGTTCCGGCTTGGCGATATCCCGTGCTTCAGGACGACTCATCCTCGGTATGCTCCTGGTACCTCAACTCGCAACCGCGCATTGGCTTCCATCGCCGATCTCTAGCTATCCAGATAATCAAGAATGCCGTCGCTGACACGCTGGCGATCGGCATCGCTGAACCCGAGCAGCTCGCGTTCGGCGTATTTCACACGGGGTCCGTTCTCGCTGACCCGATCGCGCAGGCCATATTGGTGAGTGCGGGCGATGCTGGCGACGCGGCCGAAAAAGCCAACGGTGGCACCGTTGGGCGAGCTGCGAGTGCGCAGGTATTTGGCGGTGCGGATCTTCGAGAACATGGCATCCCGGCGGATTACGCCCTGACGATCGCGAGAGCGGCGCGGAGTAAACGGGGAGCCATCGGGGTTGTGTTGGCTCTTGATGCGTTCGCGCTGGCTGCGGCGCAGATCGGTGGCGACCAGGCGGGCAAGGCGGCGGCGTTCATGCGCCTGGAGGCGGGCGAGTAACGGAGCGAGCCAGTCGTCGAGTTGCTGGAGATCGTCAGAGGCCATCGGCGCCTTGCTCCCGTGGGCCATCCCATTCCGCAATCAGTTCATAGTCGCCGTCGATGTGGGCGTTGCGGATGAGCAGTTGCCAGTGCTCGGCGGGACACTCCTCGCGCTCGAACTTGGGCATGCGATGCTCGACGTGGATCTGGCCGCGCTTTTCACCAGGACGGCAGTTGCGCTTGGCGACGACGCGCTCGGTGAGCTGGACGCGCAGTGCCAGGTCGACGGCGCTGTTACTGAGGATCTCGGCCTCAAATGAGACGGCCTGTTTCGGGTCGAGATCGGGCTGGTAGATCGAGAGCCAGTCGAGCAGCGGAATCATGACGGCGTCGATGTCGGCGGCGTAGTCGGTCAGCACCAATTGGGCAGTGTATGTGTAGCCGTGGGAGAGGTTGGGGCCACGTGCGAATTCAATCGAGCCATCTTCGACGAACGTAAGCAGGCGATCCGGGTCGCGGCTCAGGCCGGGAACGGCGTCAATCAGGTGTTGGCGTAGAGCGTCGAGCTTTTTCATCGAGGGCGTCCGTTTCGCTTTCTGTTGCGTTCAGTGCGTCGAGGAGTCCGTTGTGCCGGATGGCGCATCGTTGGTACTGGCTGGCCCAGTCGCGCATGGTCAGCACGACATCGCGGCCGGTGCCGTCAGTCAGCGGCGGGAGCGTCTGCGGGCAGCGGGTCAGCAGCGTTTGTTGAATCGGGGGCGCGTCCGGCTGCGGCGTCGTTGAGCAAGCGGATAGCGTCATCGCCAAGGCAGACATTGCGATACATCGGCTTTTCAATCTCACGGATGATTCCCCGGTCGATGATGCGTTCGTTGGCGTCGAGCGTTGAGAGCTTGGCTTCGACGATGCCAGCGATGACGGATTCGCGGGCGAGTGCCTGGCTTGCCGTTTCGCGAGCGGCCTCGATCGCGGTCAGCCGGTGGCTGTCCTCGAGCCAGCCGCGGGTGAGCCAGCCGGCGGATGCAGCGATGCCGAGTGAGCCGATTACGAGGACGATCCGCGTTTTCACTGCTCGAGCCCAGCGAGACATAGCTCGCGTTCGGTGGCGCGGCGTTTGACCAGGCCGGCGAGTCTACGGCCGCCGGCGTAGACCCAGCGGGAGAGCTGATCGCAGGCGGCGCGGACATTGCCGGCGTTGAGTTCGCGCAGCAGCGTCGAGCGGGCGAATTTCCCTTCGCCGACGTTGAACACGAACGAGGCCAGCGCCGCACGGCGAGCCGGCGGCATGGTGGCGTTGATCTCCGGCGAGACGTCGCGGTCTATGGCGTCGAACGCTTTGCCCAGGTCGCCGGCGAGTAGCGCTTCGCATTCCTCCGGCGTTTTGGTCTGGTGGAGCTTGACGGTCGGCCCGGTGTGTCCGGTGCAGATCGTCGGGATGCCGACTGGATCCGGATAGGATTCAAGCTCGGTGCCCTCGTAGTGTTTGACGACGCCGATGGAGATCGACAGCGCGATGCCACATGCGCCGCCGATAGCACCGCCGCCGATCCAGCGACCGAGATTCTTCACGATCGATCTCCCCGAATCCGTTCCCACCAGTTGCGGAGTTTCTCCAGGTACTTGGGCACGATCAGCCCGATCTGCAGCGCCAGATACGCCAGCGTCAGAACCGTGATCCAGTCGGACGGCGTCATGCCCCCGGCATGGAGCAGCGAGACGATGGCCGGCGGCGTGGTCTTGATGGCTTCGGTGGTGATGCTGAGCTGCTGGGCCATGGTCATCCCTGCGTTTGCGATGAGTAGCGTGATCAGCACGACGATGGGGTCGGGCTGGTGATGGCGATGTCGGATCCTGTGTTTCATGGCGTCAGTCCCATAGCTGCACGATGCGTGTGCTGGGCGCCTGGGTGGCGATATCCGGCAGCGTGACGAGGGTCGCGCTGGGCAGAATCGGGCCGAGATCGGCGAGCCCCGGGTTTGCCTCAAGAACTCGCTCGGTGACGCCGGCAGTCTGGCCATAGGCGCGATAGCAGAGCTGATCGAGCGTGTCGCCCTGCAGGCTGCGGACGGTGCGGCTCATATCAGTTCCACCGTGACGTGGGAGCGGCCGAGGATCTCGCTGACCGCCCAGCGGGCGTCGCGGCGGTAGGTGTCGCTGGTCTGGTCATCGAGGTCGCCGCGGTCCCGGCTCGCCGCCGTGGCGTCGTAATCGCGGTAGCGCTCGAGTAACTGCGCATGGGCCTCGGCGAATACGGCGCGCTTGTAGAGCGCGGGATAGATGCCAGCCGGCTGCCAGATGGGTTCCGGTACCGAATCGACGACCAGGTAGCCGGTCTCCATCTGTTCTGCCTGCCAGTGGCGCAAAACGCGATTGGTGGTGGCCATCGCGGTCAACAGCACATCGGTGATTCGCTGGGGCGTTACCGTGCCGTCGATGCGGTGGGCGTTGCGGAACTCAGCGGGGTCGATGTTCGGCCAGAACGGGTTGTTGGGGATCGGGTCCGCTTGGATAGCGCTGGCGTTGCCGGTGGCGACGAAGCTGCTCATTGGCGGTCCCTCCTGAATGATTGGTCCGAAAAAGGGGGTGGACGAGGGTTTCGGGAGAGCCTGGGCTTTCCGTCACCTTCGTGCCCCCTTGCCGTCGGGGTCGACTCGGTTTCAGCTTGAGGTTTCAGGCCCGTCGCTGGTGTTGCTTTGCTGGCTGTCGCCCGATTTGGTGTCGGGCTCAGGCTCGGCTTGTTCCTGTTTCTTGAGCTCGCGCTCGAGCGTCTCGATATCGCGCTTTACGCCGACTCGATCATTGAGCTCCCGGGCGCGCTGATACTCGGCGATTGCCTCGGACAGCTCGCCGCGGGCGCGGTGTCCGTTGCCCAGTGCCTTGTGGAGCTTGGCGCGGATCTGGTCGTGCATATCCATTCCATCGGTGAGCGTGTCGATCTCGCGCAGAGCGTCGATCAGCGAGTCGTCGTCTTCGGCCAGTGCGAGCGCCTGGTCGGCGGATTCTTCGACGAGGATTGCGGCAGTAGAGCGCTGGAATTGCTCGCCGGGGTCGAGATCGTGGGCGATGGCATAGCGGGCGATGGCCAGCGCGCCGTCGATATCGCCGACGTCGATGCGCCAGAGCATGACGCGCATCAGCACTTCATCCTGCGCGCCCTGGCCGGATTCCAGCACGCCGGCAACGTACTCGGCGTAGTTGGGCAGGATCTCGCGCTTGACCTCGATCTTGCGCTCGACTGACTGGATCGACTTCAACCGGCGGTAGTCCTCGAACAACTGCGCCTGCATCAGTTCGAACGCTTCGCCGTGCATTGGCTGATCGCCGGCGTCAGCCGCCGCTTTCGCGGCGGTGACACGCTCGTAGTGTCTGCGGATTGAGCTGGTCATTACTCCCCACCTTCCGCGGTGGCGGCTTCGGCATCTTCGTGCGTGATGCCTTCCAGCAAGCAGCCGTAGCCGTAGTCCTCGATGACGTAGGCGTCATTGCTGGACTCGTAGTTGACGATGCGCTTGCGTTCGGGCTTCTCGATCAGATGGCGGCGGCGCGAGCCTTCTTGCCAGTAGATCGAGAGGTTGTCGGTGGAGGTGATGAAGATCGCGTTGTCCGGCATGAACGGCACCTGGATGGCGTTCTGCCCACCCATGCGCTTGGCAGCCATGATCAGATCGAGCGCGCGCGCCTCGGTGGGCTGCTCCCACTCGTTGATCTTCGGCAGATACTTCTCGGTCATCATCGAGCGGCCGACCAGGGCGACGAGATCGGTGTTGTCCCGGTACCACGGCTCGACCAGCGAGTTGACGGCTTCGTAGACCAGCGCGTCGAGGTTCTGGAACTCCTGGCCCTTGCCGATCTTCACGCCGTTGATGACGCGGGCGCTGGCGTTGTTGCGGTACTGCTGCAGCCAGCCGATGTTGACGTCTTCCAGCATCGGATTGGCGGTGCGATCCGTCTGCGTGGCGGCCGTCTTGCCGTGGAAACCGATCATGATCCGATCGAGCGCCTGCTGACGGATGATGGCGTCGCGCACGCGGGCCTGAAAATCGGGGAACTTGGACCAGGCATCGAGCTTGGCCCAGGTGATGAAGGTGTCGAACTCTGTCGAGTGGCACTCGTAGTCTTGCGGCTCGAGGTTGGTCGGATCGACGGGAACGCGGTCTTGCTTGCTGACATCGGTACGGCCGGCGATGGGGCCGGTGATGCCGAGGCCCAGTTTTTGCCCCTTGAGATCGCGAACACCAGTCATGTTGACGCGGCTCAGGAACTCGCTGGATTCCTGGATCTTGGTCTCGAGCGTCTGCTGGACGGTCGCCTCGACCTCGAACGCACTGAATGCGTTCTCGGCGCCACTGAGCTGAGCGAGCCGCGCGGCGTAGGCGTTGAAGAGTTTTCGGGTTTCGTTGCGCATGGTCTCTCTCAGCAGTCGGTTTCGATGGAGTCGTTACCGCCGGTGGCCGGCTGGCGTTGTTTGAATCGCGGCGTCTTGTCGAGCGTCGAATAGAGTTCCTCGAAGCGCGTCTTCAGGTCGGCGTGCGCGGTCTGCAGTTCGCTGAATGCGGTGGCGGTGGGGCGCTTGGCGAGATCGTCGGCCAGTTCGCCGTGACGCTTCACGAATAGACCCAGGGTTTCCTCCAGCTCTGAGCGGAAGGCGTCGAAACCCTTGTCGGTCTTGGCGTCGTGCTTGGCGAACAACGCCTTGACGCGGTCAGTGAGCGAGGGCCCTTTCTCCGGTTGTTCGGAGAAATCGAACTCGGTTTCCACCGCTTCGGAGAACAGGTTGTCTGGGCGCTGTTTGCGGCTGGCCAGCGGAGACTCGCCGCCATCTTTCGCTTGCTGGGCGCTGAACTGGAGCATCGAGGTGCCGAGCGAAGCGGGGGTGTCGGTGACAGCCAGGCCGACCAGGTACGCCTCGCCGGTATCGGCGAACTCGGGGTCGACCTCCATGCTGGTGTAAACCTTCTGGCGCTTCTCGTTCAGTGCCTTCAGCTCATCGGTAGGATCGATCTCGGCGAGGAGTTGCAGTTTCCCGGCGGCGTTCTTCTCGGCCTTGAGCGCGGTGACGTCCCCGTAGCTCTTGAACGGGCTATCCGGCAATACGCCCTTGATGTGCTCGAGATTGATTCGGCAGCCGTAAGTATCGGGATTGAAATTGGCGGCCATTTGTTCGAGCCAGGCGGCATCGATCTTGCGGCCGTCGGTGGTGGCGCCTTCGGTAGCGATGCGGTGCCATTTCGGCATGGTGCGGTCTCCGGGAGCGAGCGGGCATTCGGGTAAACACTGTATGGGCGTCAGGTTCCGCGTCCCGGCGGTGAGTCTCAACGGATCCGCGTTGTAGAACTACGGGTGACAAACCGTTGACCGATAACGGTTTCCGGCGCATCGGTACGCTGGCCGCATGAACCTATCTCCCCAAACAGCGCCGGAAACACCGACCCAACCCGCACCGGATTCGCCGGCCGCCGTCGACTCGACGCTCGACGTCGTCGACAGCAACCGTCTGAGCGCGCGCCATCTGTATTGGATGGGCTGGCGTATCGCTCGCATCGCCGAATTCATGGATCTACCGCGTGCCACGATCAGTAGCTGGAAACAGCGCGAACGGTGGGACGACGCGAGTCCGACGCAGCGAGTGGAGGGTGCGCTCGAGGCGCGGATGGTCAAGCTGATCAGCAAGGACGCGAAGGAAGGTCGGGACTTCAAGGAGCTCGATTTACTGGGCCGGCAGATCGAGCGCCTGGCGCGAGTTCACAAGTACGAGGGAAGCGGGAAGGAGGGCGATCTCAACCCGAACATCGAGCGGCGCAATGCCGGCGAGAAGCGCAAGCCGAAACGCAACGATGTCGGCGACGAGGGTGTCATCCAGATCGTCGAGGCGTTCGAGGCCTCGCTGTTCGAGTACCAGCGACATTGGTACCGCGCCGGGCAGCATGAGCGGATCCGCAACCTGCTCAAAAGCCGCCAGATCGGCGCGACGTGGTTTTTCGCCCGCGAGGCGATTGCCGACGCGGTTGAGACGGGCAAGAACAAGATTTTCATGAGCGCCAGCAAGGCCCAGGCGCACATTTTCCGGAACTACATCGTCCAGTTCGTCAAAGAGACGACGGGCGTCGAGCTCAAGGGCGATCCGATCGTTTTGAGCAACGGCGCCGAGCTGCACTTCCTGGGTACCAACGCCAAAACCGCCCAGGGCTACCACGGCGACACCTACCTCGATGAATATTTCTGGATCAATGGTTTCGAGCAGTTCCGCAAGGTGACGAGTGGGATGGCGATGCACAAGAAGTGGAAGCAGACCTACTTCAGCACGCCCAGCAGTGTGGCCCATGAGGCCTACCCGTTCTGGACCGGCGAGCGATTCAACAAGCGCCGAGCGAAAGCGGATCGTGTCGAGATCGATGTGAGTCATGCGGGTCTGGCCGGCGGTGCGCGGGGGGCGGATGGGCAGTGGCGCCAGATCGTGACGATCGAGGATGCCGTGGCCGGCGGCTGTGACCTGTTCGATATCGATCAGCTGCGTCTCGAGTACTCGGACGACGAGTTCGCGAACCTGTTGATGTGCGAGTTCGTCGATGACAGCCAGTCGGCGTTCCCGATGATGACCATGCAGCGATGCATGGTCGATAGCTGGGACGTTTGGCGGGATTGGAAGCCGTTCGCGATGCGGCCGTTCGGCCAGGCGCCGGTGTGGATCGGCTACGACCCGGCGGGCGATGGCGAGGGCAGCGACGGCGCGGGGTTGGTCGTGCTGGCCCCTGCGAAGAACCGCAACGACAAGCATCGAATCCTCGAGAAGCACCGCATCAAGGGGCAGGACTACGAGGCCCAGGCCGAGTTCATCCGTCAGATTACTCAGCGCTACAACGTCCAGTTCATCGGCATCGATACCAACGGCATGGGCGAGGCGGTGGCCCAGTTGGTCGCGAAGTTCTTCCCGCGCGTCACGCGGTACCGCTACACACCCGACAGCAAGGCGGCGCTCGTTCGCCAGGCACAGCACATCATCGACAAAGGGCGGCTGGAGTTCGACGCACGGGACGTGATCATCGCGCAGTCGTTCTCTTCGATACGCCGCGAGCTGACCGCGAGCGGCCGCCAATTCACCTACGCCGCGGGCCGGAACAATCAGACCGGCCACGCGGATCTGGCCTGGGCAACCATGCATGCCCTTCATAACGAACCGATCGACGTGCTGGCCGAAGGCGAGCGCGGCAAATCCATGATGGAGATCTACGGATGACAGCTACGGCCGACAAACCGCGCGTCCGCGTGCCCGCAACGCTAACCGCGTCGACGCCGGCACGGGCGGAATCTTTCACGTTCGGCGATCCGGTCCCGGTCATCGACATGCACGACTTTCTCTACACCGGCTGCTGGATGCTGGGTTCGCGATGGTTCGAACCGCCGGTGGATCTGCCAGCGCTGGCGCGGACCTATCGGGCGACGGCGCACCACGGTTCATCGCTGCAGGTGAAGCGAAACATTCTGACGCGGTCGTTCATTCCGCACCCGTTGCTGAGCCGCCGGGCGTTCCGGTCGCTGGTGAACGATTACCTGGTGTTCGGCAACGCCTACGCCGAGCGCGTTTTCGGTCGGCTGGGTCGGCTACTCGAGATCCGGCCGGCGCAGGCGAGATACGTGCGCCGAGGCGTCGAATCGGGACAGTTCTGGTGGACGTGCGACTGGCGCCAGCCGGTGGAGTTCGAGCGCGACTCGGTCATTCATCTGATGGAGCCGGACATCAACCAGGAGATCTACGGCGTGCCGGACTACCTGGGCGCCATGCAATCGATCCTGTTGAACGAGAACGCCACGCTGTTCCGTCGCAAGTATTACCTCAACGGCAGCCACGCCGGATTCATCCTCAACGTCACCGACGAGGCGATGAATCAGGAAGACATCGACGCCATGCGCGAGGCGCTGAAATCGTCGAAGGGGCCGGGCAATTTCCGGAACCTGTTCCTGTATACGCCGGGTGGCAAAAAGGACGGGGTGCAGCTGATCCCGATCAGCGAGGTGGCGGCCAAAGACGAGTTCGCCGGTATCAAGAACGTGACGCGCGACGACACGCTGGCCGGGCATCGGGTACCGCCGCAGCTGATGGGCGTGATGCCGAACAACGTCGGCGGATTCGGTGACGTGGAGAAAGCGGCACGGGTATTCGTGACCAACGAGCTCGAGCCGCTGCAGGCGGTGTTTCTCGAGATCAACGACATCGTGGATCAAGAGGTGGTGCGGTTCCGGCCGTATGAGCTGGGCGCGGCCCAGGAGGAGGAGGGAGTACCACTCGTCTAGAAAAGCGCCCGGCGGCCACCGGGCGCATCGCCTGAATCTTCCTGATTCCTGTCACTCCCTTGGACCTCACAGCGACAGCCGGATCTTAACGAAAAGCTGTATAAATAGACAGGTGTCAGGATGTCCCAGAAACCGATTCTTCCATGGATGGGCGGCAAGCGTCGCCTCGCGAAACAGATCTTGCCGCTGTTCCAACCCCACCACACGTACGTGGAGCCATTCTGTGGAGGCGCCGCGCTCTACTTCATGAAAGAGCCCAGCCGGGTGGAGGTGATCAATGATGCCCATGGCGAGTTGGTCAATCTCTATCGGATCGTCAAACATCACCTCGAGGAACTCGTTCGGCAATTTCGCTGGGCCCTGGTCAGCCGAGAGGAGTATCTCACCCAGCGCGACATCGATCCTGCGCATCTGACCGATATCCAACGCGCCGCGAGGTTCTTCTACCTGCAGAAGCTGGCGTTTGGAGGAAAGGTCTCAGGGCAGACCTTTGGCACATCGGCGGTCAGCCCGCCGCGGCTCAACCTGCTGCGAATTGAAGAGGATCTAAGCGGGGCTCACCTTCGATTGGCGCGCACGTTGATCGAGCACCTCGACTGGGCTGAGTGCCTTCGGCGATATGATCGGGACGAGACGCTTTTCTACCTGGATCCACCCTACTGGGGAACCGCTGGCTACGGCCGCGACTTCGGTCTCGAGCAGTACGACCGAATGGCGGAATTCGCCAGGAACTCAAAAGGGCAGGTGGTGATCAGCGTGAACGATATCCCCGAGATGCGAGCCGCATTCGATGGGCTCAACATCAGCACGACCCAACTCAAGTACACCGTCGGACGTCAGACGACAGAAGCGCGCGGGGAACTCATCATCTCCAATCGCTGA